GTAGATGGATCGAAAAACTCATAAGGCACATCAAACAGGAAGCATAACTCCTGCATGGCTATCTTTTTGCCTTCGAGCAAATCAAGGTCAGTAGAACCCTTGCCTAAATCCAGGTATCCCCATTTGCCGGGAAGGGTGGCGACAGCACCCTTTACATCATTGGAATTAACCCTTTTATTTACCACACCCCTCACATCCTGCTTTTGAACAGGATCGAGGGCATCGAAACTCTCATTAAACAACACACCCTTAGCCCCGTCATTCTGATACATCCTGACAGCGGCATCCGTAGCACTATTGTTCTGTTGTAAAGTCTTATACCCGGCGGAAAGCGGAGAAACACCACGTAAATGGGATCTTGTACTTGCATCAAATTCTAAGCTATTACCCTTCCAATGAATAACATCCTCTTTAGCTATCTTCTTTCTGTCCCCGTTTAACTCAAGGATATAACCCAATACCCCAAAAACATTGTTAGGGTCAGGGACTACTAATACCTGATCTGTGGGGAGTACAAACATTTCCAAAACAGGTCTCTTGAGCCTTGCATCACCTCCCAACCCTTCAGCTAATATTCCCCTATTTAGCCAAATAAAAACCTCGCCAGTTAATTTCCTGTAAGCCCTTAACTGCTCCCTGAAAGCATCTGCCCCTTGATATTCGTTGGGCCGCTGTAGTAATTTAGATAGCTCATTCTCAATCTTTTCGTCCCCCTCCGAATTAGCCTTATATAAGTATTGGGGAACGGCTGCGAATTTCTGCGCATCCTTATTGACAATAGAAAAAACGGCTGTATTGCCGTTGTAACCCTCGGATATTGCTTTATCCGTGTCTATATGCTCATAGACGGCAGGGCTACCGTAGTTAACAGCTAGCCCCATCCCTCTTTTTGCCCTATTAAACAACCTGTCTAGTAATCCCATTTACACAAATTCACTTGCACTCCAATTAACCTGTTGCCTCAACTCAAACCATTCCCTCATCATCAACGTATCTGCAAAGTCCGGGGAGCGACCTAATACCTCTTTTACCTTTTCTTTCGGTAACACCTGCCGCTTACCGTCCTTGTCCATGTTGTACTGTTTAACCTGCTCAAGCTCCTGAATGATCTGCCTCTTTACCTCCACATCCTCACAGTCTATAAACAGCCCACCTTTATTTATCCTTTCTGCTAACCTGAAGTAGCATTGGCTTTTCAGGTTTGCGTAATTCTCGTCTTGCCTTGTTATCGGGTTGGGTAACGGTCTACTGTTATTGACAAAACCCTTGCAGCTTGTAATATCAACTACCCCGCCGCCTACACCATCCTCATCGGCAATCACCCTTGAAAGGGGGATATTGTAAAGAACTTGCTGCCTTAATACCTCATTAGCTGTTTCCTTAACCGAAAGCCCTTTAAACGGCATCAGCTTCACTCTCCAGCCATCCCACAACCCTATGACCGTTTTATCCGATCCGAACCGGGCAACATCAACCGTAAGGTATCTGTCACCTTTCAGGCTCTCAAAGTTGTTTGTAAAGCAGTCGGTTATGGCTTCGTAATTTATAAGGGCTGAAGGATCTGAATCATATTCCCACTCCCCGAATAACAACCGCTGCTTTTCCGCTCCGGTTAGTGTCCTGTGGAGCATTTCTAAATACCCATCAGGCAGCTTCTTATTATCCTGTGGCAAAGCCTGTACAAAACGCTTCCAAGCCTCTAAATTCCCCTGCTTATTCTTTTGGTAGTAATCATAGTACAGGTAATTCTTTGACGGGTTACATGTCTGCAATAGCTTACCAACTAACCCGTATTCATCATTCTTCCACCTGCCTATTGACACAGCCAACCCATTCTTTGCCGCTTCCTCAAATTCCCCTGCTTCCTCAATCCACCCCCTTGTCATTTGCATAGACCCAAACCGCTGGAATTGCGGATCAGACGGGAGTGTTTTAGCATCTATCAGGTAGACCTTTGATTCGTTATGAAGTTGGAAAAAGCTGTCCTGACCGTTATACCGGTAGTAATCACTCGTTATCCCCCAATGCCCGAAAACCTCATGAATTGAGGGGATTGTGTACTTCCTAAGATCGTTCAACTCTTTCCTGGCTATGAAATAATGGGTGCCAGGGTAAATAAACGCATCACCGAAAATCAAAGAACATCCTAAATAACTCTTGCCAGAACCTTTTGAACCACCATAAACAACATCGGAAACAGAATTGTCAATCCAATGACTTGCTACCTGTTTTTGCTTATCGTTGCCGTGTGTGTCAAATACAACCTTCACTTATTTTATTTCCATCCCGGTAACTTGGTCAATACCAACCTTACCGCTTAATTCGGTTTCCGTCTTATCCCGCCATCCCATATTTTTGAGGGCGAAGATTGCCCCGGTACAACTACTTGACCTTAGGGCTAATTCGTAATCGTTTTCAACGGCTAATCTTGCACTTTTTATAATGCAAGAAAATTCTTCTCTTTTCTCGTAATCGTAAAGGCTTTGCCTATCACAAAAGCCCAACCACATAGCCAATCCTGTAATTGTCATTCTACCTGGGTTAGCAGAAATATACTCCTCACAAGCCTTCTACACAGTCTTCACGCCCTC